CGGTAATTAAATGGTAAGTATACCATAATGTGCTTCCAGCAATTTGCATAGTTAGTTCCAAATAAAGTCTTAAGAAGGAGATATTCAACATGAATAGGAAATCTATCTGTAGCACTTGATAAATCAATGCTATGGTAAGAAGACCCTTCAGTTGGAATCAATTTCCCTAAAAGTTTTATTTGGTTATGGGTACAGTCTTGGGGAATTTTAGATAATAGCCTAAAGAGATAATTGTGCAGGGGCTTCAAAGAAGCCTGTGACCAATAATCCCCGATAGCTATTTCACGTACCTTCCCTTCTTTATCATTTATAACACCAATTTTTCTTAAAGACCCTGGCCTCTTGCGAGGCAAATGGTTTAAGAAAAAGCGTGGGATAAATGTAAAAAGGAGACGAAGGTTATGCATATTAGATTCCAGTAAAGGTCCTCCTAGGCTATAAATAGCCAAGGATAAATGTAAAGGCATAACATATAATTCAAGAACTGAACTCCATAGGGCATGCCCTATAGGTCCAGTCTTTGAAGTCATATGATAGCTTTTCCATTGAACACTTTTACTTGGATGTCCAATATGTCTAGAATTCACACCTAATTTGTTTTTAAGAAAGAAGTACATATCTTTTTGATATTGATCATAAAAGGACTCCTCGTGAGAGGGCTTCTTTTCGATTGAATCAAATGATGGTACTCCTTGTGTCCTTAAACCTCTAGTGATATAAAGCCCAGTTAGATATAACCTTATAATAAGGTAATCCTTCTTGGCTTTTACATTTGAGATTAAAGACCTTAAAGACTTATTAGGTCTCTCAAATTCTCCAACTACTTCAAACTCCTCGTTTAAACTAAATAAGAATTTCAAAAAGTTTAAACGATTACCTTTGTTATATTTTATACATGTAGATTTTCCACGTGTATTCAATATAACTTGGAGTTTGGAGCAGTAACTTAGTATAGGCGTGATGCTAGCTCGATCAATTGTTAAATTGTTCGCTAGCCATGTCAAATAAGGGTAAAAATTATCCAGAATACTAGACTTATGGTGAGATAAAGATTTTTTGTTTATCTTAACGTGAGTTTGTGTATCCTTTTTAATTTTTACCGATTTATTCTCCATGGGTAACTTGTTACCTGTGGTAAGTGGTCATAAAGACTAAGAAACTTAGGAATGGGGGGTAACCCCCATTTCAGCTCTCCTCCCTTAAAG